AGAAAAGTTATTGCAAATTTCACAGACGTATATGATTTTACTACGAATAGACCTGTAACAAATTTTTCTTTTTATCAAAATCAAAATCCTACTGTGTTTGCATTATTGGGATTAAATGGTTTTTATGAGTTTCGAACACCAAAAACTTTTGTGGCGACTGAAGGTTATTGTGATTACATAACCCCAACAAATGCTTTACCATTTAGAACTACAACTTCAATATTGAACACACCTTATTTTGTTAATTCAATTCAAAATGGTGTACAAAATATTAGAACAAGTGACCCATATCCGTTTGTTCAATCGGCTTATTTGTTTTTGAATTCGTTACCATTAGCATCACTAAGAGAAAGATATAAATCATTGTCAAATGATATTACAACTGACTTAGATTATATAGCGTCATGTTTTAATAAGTTTGGTGCTATTCACAAATTACCATACGCTTGGATTTTAAAATATGGTTCTGTTTGGCATCGTTATAAAAAATATAAGGAATCAAATACAGATATTTTAGATAGTGCTTGGAAGAATTTTGATTATAGAACCAATTATAGTCCTATTTTAAGTTCAATTACTCAAACATATGATTTTAAAATAAATGACACACCAACAACTATTACATTACAACAAGAGGATTCGAATAGTGTTAAAATGCAAATTGGGTTTTATCCTAAAGTTGTAAACGACTTTAATGTTTTTTACAAAGGTTTTGAGTTATACGATAAGTACACCAATAGTGAAATTCAAAGTAGTGTTAATAATGGGATGAAAGTTTATAATTTTGAAAACTCAAATATTACTGCGAATCGAAGTAATAAAACGTTAAATTTATTCACATATTCTGTATTGTTAGAAAATAAAGATTTTGGTACTGGAGTAGATTGTGACCCTACTAATAATACTAAAGGTGTTGAATATTTTGTTGTACCTTCTTTTGGTACTTTTTATAACCAAACCCAAATTGCTTGTGTTGAAAATTTAACAACAACTAATAACGCTGTAGTTGATTTTACTTTTAATCCAAATATATACAATGGTTCGGTTAGAACTTTATGGTCTGCCCCAAATTATGGTTATTTTGATAACAGTCAGATTAAATACCCTCAGCCCGACTCATATTTAAATTTCATTAATAATGGAGAGGAACAATCCCCTATGTCGTTATTAAATGAGGATAAATATAGTAAAATTGAAGAAATATTCTCAGTATTTGAGAAGAAAATTTTAGACTCATTTGAACAAGAGTTTTTAAATTTCTGTAAACCAATTACTGATATTTCAACAATAAAAGAAACGACTTCTTTTTATACTTCAACCGTTGATGATAACAATAATTTTAAAAATTTCCAATCATTATTTAGAGGGTTGATGTCCGTTCCGGCAAAATCGGCAAATATAAATGAAGATGAATATTTTAATAATACAATTACTAATCAATATAATACATTCCAAGGTGGTATTAAAGATTTTATGAATTATGATGTTTTATTTAGATATGGTAATCCATCTGATTACAGAAGAAGACTTTTTAATTCTTATTTATCTCATAATAACACTCAAAAAGTTGTTGACCCTGTTAAATTTAGACCTTACATTCAAAATACTCTTCCAACAAATGGAGGTACGTTAACGGTTTCACAATCAAAAGGGTTAAATCCTAACGCGTGGATAGCACTTGAAACTGAAGTTGGATTTTCAACGATAAGAAATGTTGAGTATAGTAGTACCGGTTCATACATAACTGATTTCTTTGTGAATAATAATATTGAATTTACAACTGATAATGTTGTTTTATTGGCACCAATAATTAAGATGTACGCAACTCAAAAATTGAAAAACCCAACAATTACGGTTGCTCAATTTCAAAATCAGATTAATCAATACTTAAACAATGAAAGTGTATTACAAGACAATTTCTTAAATTTAGTTTTAGATGGGGTTAGAAGAGATTTACCAAACCAACAACAATTACCTGAAAGGGTGAATAGAAGTGCAATTGATGGGGAACAAAGTAAAGTTGAAAATTACGAAGTGTTCAAAGCTCTTAATGATAAATGGATTGCGGGTGGTGACTATAAAACAAAAACATTATTTGAGGATATGTTATTTTTAGATAGGGCATCAAGAAATATTGGTGATACTATCATATTGAATATCTTTGATATACAAGGAATGTTTGGTGTTGGTGGTAAAGATGGAGATTATTCGTTAAACCAAGCTATGAGTGTTTACACCTTCATTAGTGGATTATTAATTAGTAATAATTTCACAGTAATGAATTTACCGGCATATATTAATTTTTATAATGTTCAAGATGTTGATGGAACAGTTATTCCAAATAAATCAGAGGGTTCTTTAGGATTTGCTAATAGTATGTGGGGGACATTCTTGGATGTCGACTATAGAAAATCGAGTTCAAAAATGGTTTGTTTTTATGTGGGTAAACCATCTCAATATTTGGATTTACCAAAAGGTAATTTTAGATTTAGAGATGATGGTTTTGAAATGAGAAGAGCGTCTGAAAATCCATTAATTGAAAATCAACAGGGTAAAAAAGATTGGGCTTTATCTAACAAATGTGTTGGATTTAATGTTGATATTGGAACTCGTAATCAGAGTATATTTTATTCTTTTAGTGTTTCCCAAGATAATGGGACCGCTACATCAGAATCGATAAATGCCCAAATTAATATGGTTGACCAAGCATCAGGAAAAAATGTTACAACCCAAAATGCAAGTTTATATAATCTATACAAACAGAGAAGTTATAAATGTTCTGTTGTTTGCTTAGGAAATGCGTTGTTGCAACCAACCATGTATTTTAATTTAAGACACGTTCCAATGTTTAATGGACCATATATGATACAACAAGTTGAACATAGTATTCAACCGGGTCAATTCCAAACATCATTTCAAGGTATTAGACAAGGGGTGTATGATTTACCCGCGATAGATAACTTTATTCAAAGTATTAATCAGAACTTATTAACTAAATTAGAATCGATTCTTAAGATTAAGAAAGATGTTATTAATGTGTTATCAGCATCAACAGATTCAAGTAAGAGTAAAAATATTCAACAAAACGGTAATTCAACTAAAGCTGCTTCAAATACTTGTAGTAGTAAAGTTCTTCCGGTATATCTGAATGCAGGGTATAATGTGGTTGATGCAACCAAAACTAGTGTTACTGAGGCGAAATTTGCTGAGGCTCTTAAGAGATTGATACCGAATCTACCGGTACTTCAAACTATTATTTATTGTATCTCTTATGCTCGTTCATTTGAAAAAATAAGTAATAGTAATGCGGGTGAATTTAATGGATGGAGTAATAACTTGGCGTCAGTTTCGTTAGATATTGACTATGGAGCTACATCAACATTATTTTTAAAACCTTATTCTTGTGTTAATGTTCAAACAAATCCATCGACTAATATTTCATTACCGTTGGCAAGTTTTTCAACACTCGATACATATATTACTTTTATGAGAGATAGGTTGATTAATAATATTGACAGAGTTTTAGATATTGGTTTGGTAAAATATTATGTTTGTTTCTACCCTCAAAAGAATGTTTCACCAAGTGATTACGATAAAAATATCGATGAGTATAAAACTTTAAAAAGGACAATGGAAAAGGCTTTAACGTCTGCATTGTCCAAAGGGGTTGAGGTTGCAACTAAAGAAATTGTATCTGATTTATTAAACCAAATAAATGAAACCGATAATAATGGTAGTAGTCCGGGTGTTACACCAACACCTTCACCGATTCCGCCATTACCTGGTCAATCTTGTCCACCACCGGTTATATCATCGTTCTCACCATTGTCAGGTAATACAGGAACGATTGTACAACTTAATGGTAGAAACTTTAATGGTGTTAAATCGGTTAAAGTTAACGGAGTTGAGGTTGGAATGACAGGTATAACGGTGTTTAATGATTCAACGATGAGAGTTATTACGCCTAAATTTTTACCTGATAATGTGGTTAAGAAAGGGTTTATTGTTGTCACTACTGATTTTGGTACATTTACAACAATTGACCAATTTACCTATGACCCTGCATTACCAGCATCTGCTGCAGCATCACCGGGGGGTTATCAAAATCCTCAAAATCAAACTGCAAATACCCCTCAAACTGAGACTGTAAATACTAATCCTCAGACTGTGGGTAATATTACTATGATTGGTACCGCGGTTCAGTTAAACGCTAGTAAAACTCAATCATTAAATGTTAAGATAAATCCACAGGAAACTGGATGGGTATTATCACCTAATCCTGATATGAAATATGTAGTGTATGAATTAGAAGAAGTTAACGGTCAAGTAACTCGAAAATATATTTCACAAAGTGTGATAGGTGTTGGAGGACAAGTAACAAATAATCAATTCAATGTTACCTTAAATGATGTTGAATCTTATTTTATAACTAATATCCCTAAAATTGAAGGTAAAACACAGATTGATATTGTGTTTATTCTTAAAGCGTATAAAGGACAAGAACAACCTGTGGTACAACAATTCCCATTTAAAGTATGGTATACATTACCAAATCAATCACAAGTTCCGGTTGTTAATGTTCCAAGTAGTCAAACATTACCGACATTCCCACCTCAAAAAATTGCGTTCATTAAAATAGGTGAATCTACTGAGTTACAAGGAAGAGGTTGGGATTATTATAATATTAAAAAACCGGATGGAGGATATATTACATATCAATTAACAACTCAAGAACCATTTGACGAACGAAAAGCTATTAATAATAGAGTTTTATACGCTGAAACATATGAAATTGCAAATTATGGTGGTAGTGGAAGTGTTGCTACTAATTATACTAATTTAATTAATATTAATAAATTGGGGAATTTTAGATTACAAGTACAATATAAACCGTATGGTAATACATCTCCGATTGGTGGTGAAGTTTTAGTTCAAACTATAGTAAGTGACGTTTTCACTTTATAACATAACGATATATTTATAATAAAAACAATTTTATGAACATAAAATCAGCATTAGACAACTATCTTGGGAAATCGACTAGAGTTTCTCAAACAGATAACGGTGATGGAACACAACAAGTTTGTGATTTAGACACAGGGGATTGTTATACAATCAGAGAAAGAGATGGTCTTATTGAAAGAGCCGGACACCAAACAACTATTAATAGAAAAGTTAGAGTTGAGACTGCGGGAGGAATTAAACAATTATTAAACGGATAATCAAAATGGGTTTAGACAAGAAATTAATACAAGAAATTGCGAGATATCACAATATTAATAAGTATATTATGGAACAAGAGGCGGAAGTTCCTGAAGACCCAACAGCTGGGTTAGAGGCGTTAACACCACCTGCTGCCGCAGGAGAAGTTCCACCAGCACCTGCACCATCTGAGGCAGTACCGCCACCGGCGCCGGGAGACGCGGCACCACAACCAATTGATGTTGAGAATGACCCTGATATTGAAAAAATTGACGATGAAGGAGCTTCTGAAGAAACAGGAACTGAAGGTGAAGAATCTGAAGAACTTGAAATAACTGATTTGGTTAATTCTCAAAAAAATATTGAAACAAAACAAGAAGAATATTTTGAAAACTTGTTTAACCAATTGTCTAACTTAGAGGCTAAATTAGGTGAGATGGATAATGTTATGAATAAATTAAACTCACTTGAAAATAAAATTGAGAAGTATCGTGAAAAAACTCCTCAAGAAAAATTAGAGTTAAGAAGTTACGATTCATATCCGTTCAACCAAAAACTTTCACAATTCTTCGATGACAAACAAGAAGAAATGGAGAAAACAGGGAAAAATGATTATGTTTTAACTTCAGACGAAGTTGAAGATATTAATGTGAATGATATTAAAAATTCATTCCAACCTGGTTCTCAAGAAGATGAATACAAAACATCATTTAAACGATAACAAAAAATTCAAAGGTGTCTTAACGGACACCTTTTTTTATTTGACTTCACTAATTTTATCACCTATATTTAAAGAACAATTTAACAATTTAATTTTATAACACATGAGTTCATTAGACGCCGTATTGGCACAGTACGAAAATTCAAAACAATCAGGGGGCGGAGCCCAAGGGAAAATGTCGCAAGACGAAAGAATGAAAAAATATTTTGCACTTATCTTAAGTGATAAGGAGCAATCTGGACAAAGAAGAGTTAGAATCTTACCTACGAGTGATGGTTCATCACCATTTAAAGAAGCTTGGTATCATGAGATACAAGTAGGTGGACAATGGCAAAAATTCTACGACCCGGGAAAAAATGATAACGAACGTTCACCTTTAAATGAGGTTTATGAAGAGTTAATTTCAACCGGAAAAGAATCTGACAAACAATTAGCTGCTCAGTATCGTTCTCGTAAATTCTATATCGTAAAAGTTATCGATAGAGATAGAGAAGAAGACGGACCAAAATTTTGGAGATTCAAACACAACTACAAAAATGATGGTATCTTAGATAAAATCATTCCAATTTGGAGAAACAAAGGAGATATTACCGATGCTAAAATCGGTAGAGATTTAATCATCGAATTAAATAAAACAAAAGCTCCAAATGGTAAAGAATATACTGCAGTATCTACAATTATGTACGAAGACCAAGGTCCGGTACATACTGACCCGGCTCAAGCAAACGCTTGGATTACTGACGAATTAACTTGGTTAGATGTTTATTCTAAAAAACCTGTTGAATATCTTGAAGCGATTGCTCGTGGAGAAACACCAAGATGGGATTCAGAAAAAGGTGGATACGCTTACGAAAGTGATTCAGTAAATACAGAATCATTTGGTGGTGGAAAATCTCAAAGTTCAGCACCGGTTGACCCTCAAGCAAACGATGAGATAGACGAAGATTTACCTTTCTAAAATAAAACAATCAAACTTGGACATTTAGTTAGACACTTTGCCCAAGTTTTTATAATATTATTATATGGCAATTAAGAAAAACGATTTTAAATCAATTAAAGATAAATTCTCGGTATCTGCAAAATATAAACCACAAAGATTTTTTGACTTAGGTCCTGATTTCTTGGATGCGGTTGGATTACCGGGGCCGGCTATTGGACACCTTAATATGTTCTTGGGTCACTCTGATACAGGTAAAACAACAGCACTTGTAAAAACTGCTGTTGATGCACAAAAGAAAGGTATTTTACCTGTCTTTATTATTACCGAACAAAAATGGTCATTTGAACATGCTAAGTTAATGGGGTTTGATTGTCAGGAAGTTGTTGATGAAGAAACAGGTGAATTAGATTGGGATGGATTTTACATCTTTAATAATAACTTTAATTATATCGAACAAATTACTGATTACATTAATAATTTATTAGACGAACAAGAAAAAGGAAACTTAGATTATAGTTTATGTTTTATGTGGGATTCAGTAGGTTCTGTACCTTGTAAAATGACTTATGAAGGTAAAGGTGGTAAACAACACAATGCATCTGCATTGGCGGATAAGATTGGAATGGGTATCAACCAAAGAATCTCAGGTTCTCGTAAGTCTGACTCAAAATATGAAAACACTTTAATCATTGTTAATCAACCATGGGTTGAATTACCTGATAATCCTTTCGGACAACCAAAAATTAAAGCTAAAGGTGGTGAAGCGATTTGGTTAAACTCATCATTAGTTTATTTATTTGGAAACCAAAAAGGTGCTGGGACAACTAAGATTACTGCAACTAAAGATAAACGAACTATTAAGTTTGCTTCAAGAACAAAAGTTTCGGTAATGAAAAATCATATCAACGGATTAGGTTATGATGATGGAAAAATTATTGTAACACCACACGGATTCATTGCGGGTAAAGATAGTGCGGAAGAAAAAACTAATATTGAAAAATATAAAAAAGAATACGCAGAATATTGGAAGGATATTATCGGAACTGATGGTGACTTCGACCTAAAAGAAGAAAAAGAAGAAAGAGAATTTTAAAGTATTATTCACCTCTAAATCACCAATGTGATTAAAACATTATTAGTAGACGGGTCCAACTTAATGAAAATTGGATTCCACGGAGTAAAAGACCTCTATAGCGACGGAAGTCACTTAGGTGCTATTTACCACTTTATAAATACAATTCGGAAATTCCTTGAGGAACATAACTACGATAAGGTAGTTGTGTTCTGGGATGCCGAACATAGTTCATCCACTCGGAAAGAACTTTATCCACAGTATAAGGGGAATAGAAAACAAGATATGAATGAGTTTAAGTACGAATCATATCTACAACAAAACGCTCGTATTAAAGAATATCTTGAGGAAGTCTTTGTTAGACAAGTTGAGATGGTTTATAATGAAGCGGATGACTTGATTGCTTATTATTGTCAAAAGGCGACTAACGAAGAGATTACCATTTTTTCATCAGATAAGGACCTTACACAACTTATTTCGGATAAGGTAACCATTTACTCGCCAAACGCAAAACAATACTTTAAACAGGGTGATATGATTACCATAAATAAAGTTCAGATACCACATTATAATGTATTACTTTGTAAGATTCTCACCGGAGATAGTTCAGATAATATTAGTGGAATTGAAGGTTTAGGTGAAAAAACTTTGGTTAAATTATTCCCGGATATGCTGGTTAAACCATGCACTATTAACGAAATAAGGGTTAATGCTGGGATTCTCACGCAAGTAAAAAAATCAAAAGTTTTGGAAAATATTTTGACCGGCAAAAGTAAAAATGGTATACTTGGTGAAGAGTTTTATACTACAAACGAAAAAATAGTTAATTTATCTAACCCTTTAATAACAGACGATGGAAAAGAATTAGTTGACCAAATTATCACAGACACTATTGACCCAACAGATAGGGGATATAAAAATTTAATGAGACTTATGATGGAAGATGGTCTCTTCAAATATCTTCCAAAAAACGATGAAGCTTGGGTGAACTTCCTAAGACCATTCATGAAATTAACAAGAAAAGAAAAACGTAACACAAACAAAAATTAAATTTATGAGAGAACAAGAAAGTACTAAGATGGAATTTTTATTGACATTAAACGATAACATCGTAGTCCAAAGATTCTTTAACGTAAGAGGGTTTAACCCAAAAGCAAAAAGTTCAGTTGAACTATATGAATTCGTTGCTGAGTTCAAAGAAGAACTTCAAGAATACTTGAAAATGAAGACTTTAGTCTACATGATGGACAACAAAGATTCTATTATTCATGACCCAAGTATTATGGACACATCGTTCACTGATGGACCTGAAATGTTTAACATTATCATCAAATTAGGAGAACAGACAATTTGTCATAGAATTTTTGACGGAAAATTTTATCCACCAAAAGTTCGTTATACTGTCGATGTAAGACCTTTCTTGAAGGAAACACTTCGAGGATTGACTGACATTTTTTCAGATAAAAAATTAAGTTACAATTATTTGGAACTTGACTTAAGTAAGTAAGTATTTAATAATACAAGGGTAACTTTTAAAACAATTTATGAACAAAAATTTCGATTATTTAGGGAACACATTTCAATTACAATTACTGAATCAGATTATATTAGATAAGGACTTTTCATCTTCAATTATGGATGTTATTGAGCCAATCTATTTCGACAACAAGTACTTTAAAATCATTTTACAAATGACAAAAGAGTATCACAAGAAATATGAATCTACTCCTAATTTCGATACTCTTGAGCAGATAGTTAAGTCTGAAATCTCCCAAGAGATGGTTGCCAAGATTGTTTTGGACACATTAACACAAGTTAAAGAGGCACCTTTTGAAGGGACCACTTTCGTTCAGGAGAAAGCTTTGAAGTTTTGTAAACAACAAGAACTTCAAAAGGCCATGGACAAAGCTCAAAAGATTATTACTCAGGGGGATTTCGAATCCTATGACAAAGTTGAAGGACTTGTGAGAGACGCATTACAGGTTGGAGAGATAGATAAAGGTCAAACTGATATCTTCGCTAATTTAGATACTGTACTTGATGAGGATTATCGTCATCCAATTCCAATGGGGATTAAGGGGATTGATAAATTACTTAAAGGTGGATTGGCGAAAGGTGAGATTGGAGTTATATTGGCACCAACTGGTGTGGGTAAGACAACTATCTTATCTAAAATTTCAAACACAGCGTTTAACCTTGGTTATAATGTACTTCAAATATTTTTTGAGGATAATCCAAAGATTATTCAAAGAAAACACTTCACTATGTGGACAGGTATCGAACCGGATAACTTAGTTCAAAATAAAGAAGAAGTGATGAGTAAAATCACTGAGATTAAGGAGACAATGCAAAACAGATTGGTTTTGAAAAAATTAGCATCAGATACGATGACTATGAGTCAAATTAAGAATCAAGTTAGAAAGATGATTGCGGATGGTATTAAGATTGATATGGTTTTATTAGATTATATCGATTGTGTATTACCTGAATCAAGTAGTAAAGATGAGTGGAAAGCTGAAGGGTCTGTAATGAGAGGATTTGAAGCAATGTGTCATGAACTTGATTTAGTTGGGTGGACTGCAACACAAGGTAACAGAGCTTCAATTTCATCAGAAGTTGTAACTACAGACCAAATGGGTGGGTCAATTAAAAAGGCTCAGGTTGGTCACGTAATTATTTCCGTGGCTAAAACATTACAACAAAAAGAAATGGGTCTTGCAACTATTGCGATTACTAAAAGTCGTTTAGGTCAAGATGGGGTTGTTTTTGAGAATTGTAAATTCAATAATGAATTACTTGAGATTGATACTGAAAGTTCAGTAACATTCTTAGGATTCGAAGAACAACAAGAAGATAGAAAAAGAGATAGGGTTAAAGAACTATTGGAAAAAAGAAAACAAAGAGAACAGAGTCAACAACAAATTTAATTTAAAACATGAAAGAAAAAATATTAGAACCAAATAATGACAGATTTGTCATATTCCCTATCGAACATAATGATATATGGGAATTTTATAAACAACACCAAGCAGCGTTTTGGACTGCGGAAGAAGTGGATTTATCTAACGACATTAGAGATTGGGAAAACCTATCTGATAATGAGAGATACTTTCTTAAAAATATATTGGCGTTTTTTGCGGCATCTGATGGTATTGTAAATGAGAACTTAGCCGAGAATTTCTTAAAAGAAGTACAGTACGCTGAAGCAAAGTTCTTTTACGGATTCCAAATTATGATGGAGAATATTCACTCGTTAATGTATTCATTGTTGATTGATACTTATGTGTCTGATGAAACAGAAAAAGATGAATGTTTCCATGCGATTGACCGATTACCGGCAGTTCAAAAGAAAGCTAAATGGGCTCTTGATTGGATAGAGAACGCTTCCTTCCAAGAAAGATTAGTTGCGTTCGCAGCGGTTGAAGGTATCTTCTTTTCAGGTTCATTCTGTTCAATCTTTTGGTTAAAATCAAGAGGAATAATGCAAGGTTTATGTAATGCTAATTCACTTATCTTTAAAGATGAGAATTTACATTGTGATTTTGCTATTCATTTGATTAATAATCACGTTGAGAACAAACCAAGTGAAAAAAGAATCAAAGAAATTTTATTATCCGCATTAGAGATTGAAAAAGAATTTATTACAGAATCTTTACCTGTATCTTTAATTGGTATGAATTCTAATTTGATGAAACAATATTTAGAATTTGTAACAGATGGTTTATTAGTTAAATTTGGATGTAAAAAACAATTCAATGTTGAACAACCATTCAAATTTATGGAACAAATTGCTGTTGAGACTAAAGGAAACTTTTTTGAATCAAGAACAATGGAATACCAAAAGGCTAAATTAGGTGAATCACTAACATTCACTGACGATTTCTAATTAAAAAAACATGATGTCATTAAAAATTAAAAAAAGAGGGGGAGATGAGGTTTCATTTAACCCCCAAAAAATTTACAATAGAGTTAAACGAGCGTCTAGAGGGTTAAATGTTAACTCAGACGAGATTTTCATTAAAGTAATTACTTCAGTACCAACTGAAGGATTTATTACAACTAAAGAGTTAGATAAATTAGTATATGAAATAGCGGCGTCTTATACAGGTAGTCATCACGACTACTCAAGATTAGCGTCATCTGTTGCTATTTCTGCATACCATAAAGAAACTGATGAAAGTTTTTGTAACACAATGCACACATTGCACGTTGATGGAGTTATTAATGATATGTTAATGGAAACTATTGAACTATATGGTCCTGAAAATATTGATTCTGTAATTAATCACGAGAATGATTACAATTTTGATTATTTTGCTTGGCGTTCATTACAAGAAATGTATTTGTTGAAAACTCCTGAAGGTAAAGTAATTGAAAGACCACAACATATGTATATGAGAGTTGCTCTATGGGTGACTAAATCATTTGAAGAGGCGGTTGAATATTACAATTCTTTGTCAAATCAACTTATTTCTCCTGCAACACCAATTATGATTAACGCGGGAACTAAAACACCTCAACTAGCGTCTTGTGTATTGAAATACAATCACGGGGATTCAAGAGAAGGTTTATTACAAACATTAAATGATATTTCAACGTACTCTTCGGATGCTGCAGGAATTGGTTTATGTATGTCTAACATTCGCAGTAAAGAAAGTAGAATTAATTCATCAGGTGGATTTGCGGGAGGTTTATTGAAATACCTTAAAATTGTTAATGAATCTTTACGTTTCTTTAATCAACAAGGAAGAAGACCGGGTAGTGCCGCTATCTACATTGAACCTTGGCATAAAGACATTATTGATTTACTTGATATCAAAAAGAACACAGGTGCTGAAGAGATGAGGGCAAGAGATTTATTCACGTCAATTTGGTTACCGGATAACTTTATGAATGCTGTTAAAAACAATGGGGATTGGTATTTGTTCTGTCCTAATGACATTAAAAAGGCCGGTATCAAACCATTACAGGAAACTTATGGTGATGAGTATGAGGAAAACTACAACAAAGCGGTTGAACTTGGTCTTGGTAAAAAAGTGAAAGCTCAAACAATTTGGAATAAGATTATTGAATCTCAGGTTGAAACAGGAGTTCCTTACTTATGTTCTAAGGATAGTGCGAATAGAAAAACAAACCATCAAAACATTGGGGTGATTAAACAATCTAACTTATGTAATGAGATTTACCAATATACTGATGAAGAAACAACTGCAATCTGTACGTTATCTTCTATGGTGTTGAAAAACTTTATTATTAAAGGAGAATTTGATTTTAACTTACTTTACAATGAAGTTAGGAAAGTTGTGAGAGCACTTAACAAAGTTGTTGATATTAATAGTTATTCAACTGAGCAAGGTAGAAAAGGTGGTTTAGAACAAAGAGCAATTGCAATTGGAACTCAAGGGTTGGCAGACGTATTTTATTTAATGGATTTCATTTTTACATCTGAAGAGGCGAAAAAACTTAATAAAGATATTTTTGAAACAATCTATTTCGCGGCAATCACGGAGAGTTCTTATTTATGTCAACAAGGTTTATACAGACCATATGAATTCTTTAAAGGTTCACCAATGTCAAAGGGTATATTCCAATTTGATATGTGGGGAATGAATGAGGATAATTTATCAGGTCGTTGGGATTGGATGGGATTGAAAGATAAAGTATCAGAATATGGAGTTTGTAACTCGTTATTTACTGCTCAAATGCCGGTGGCATCTTCGGCTAAAATTACAGGTTCATTTGAAATGACAGAACCAGCTCACTCGGCATTATTTAATCGTCGTGTAGTTGGTGGTGAGATTCTTATTGTAAACAAATATTTAATTACTGATTTTGAAAAATTAGGGGTTTGGAGTGAAGATTTAAAGAATGAAATTATCATGAACGAAGGGTCTATTCAAAACATTAATTTTAATCAATATCTTGATGTCGAAGATAAGAATTACAACAAGAAAGTTAAAAGAATTGAACACTTAATACCAAAATACAAAACAATTTGGGAGATATCTCAAAGAGAACTTATTGATATGGCGGCTGACAGAGCACCGTTTATTGACCAATCACAATCAATGAATATCTATATGTCTGAACCAACGTTATCAAAAATTTCATCATCTCATTTCCATTCATGGGGTAAAGGATTGAAAACTCTTTGTTATTATGTTAGAACTAAAGCGATATCTACCGGAGCAAAACACTTAGCGGTTGATATTTCAAAAGTGAATCAACAAACTATTAAACAAGAAAAACCAAAAGTGAATCTTGTTGAACCTACAGTAAAACCAACAGATTCAGAATTTGAATGTTTTGGATGTGGTTCATAATAAAATTACCGATAATTATATTAATCCCGGCAATGTCGGGATTTTTTATTTTTAGGTATTTATAAGAAATAATCATAACACTATAATTATAGATATGGCAGACGGAACAACATATGGACTTAATTTTCCTTTTAGGGATTCAGTAAAGGGTGACTATTTACAACTTACGGAATATGAATCTCAGGAAATTAAAGCGGACTTAATTCACTTACTTTTAACTCGAAAAGGTTCTCGATATTATTTACCGACATTTGGTACAAGACTTTATGAGTTTTTGTTTGAACCATTTGACGGATTAACATTTGATGCTATTGAATCTGATATTCGAGATGCTGTAGGTACTTTTATGCCAAATTTATTATTAAATCAAATTACAATAAGTCCTGCTGACCCTCAAGAAGAAGTTGATTTAGCAACAGGGATGGCAACAATAGGAACAAGTGAATCGTCAATTTATAGATTTCCTGGTAAAGGGACTTCAGAGTATACTGCAAAAATAAAAATAGATTACTCGACAAACAATTCAACTTTTGGACCGAGTGATTTCGTTATCATTAATATTTAATATCATATGGCAAATCGTAATATATCATATACTACAAGAGATTATCAAGGAATAAGAACTGAATTATTAAACTATGTAAGAACTTATTACCCTGAATTAATACAGGATTTCAATGATGCTTCGGTATTCTCGGTATTCTTAGATTTGAATGCTGCGGTTGCAGATAATTTACATTATCATATTGATAGAAGTATTCAAGAAACGGTTCTACAATATGCTCAACAAAGGTCTTCAATTTATAACATTGCAAGAACTTATGGATTAAAATTACCGGGTCAGAGACCATCTGTTTCTTTGGTAGATTTTTCAATTACGGTTCCTGCTTTTGGGGATAAAGAAGATGAAAGATACTTAGGTACATTAACAAGAGGGTCTCAAGTTGTTGGAGCGGGTATTGTTTTTGAAAACATATATGATATTGATTTTACATCACCATATAATGCTCAAGGATTTCCAAATAGATTAAAAATACCAAATTTTAATGCTAATAACGTTTTAATTAATTATACCATTACTAAACGAGAATTGGTTGTTAATGGTATTACTAAAGTGTTTAAAAGAGTGATTACTCCTAATGACGTAAAACCATTCTTTGAATTATTTTTACCTGAAAAAAATGTATTAGGTATTACAAGTGTATTACTTAAGAGTGGGACTGAATACACTAATATTCCTTCGACTGCGGAATTTTTAGGTGTTGAAAATAAATGGTATGAAGTTGATTCGTTGGCGGAAGACAGAGTTTTTATTGAAGACCCAACTAAAGTTTCAGACCAACCGGGTATTAAAGTTGGTAGATACATTCAAACACAAGATAGATTTATAAGTGAATATACCTCCGAAGGATTTAAAAAGATGACTTTTGGTGGTGGAACAAATACCGCCCAAGACGCATTAGACCAATTTACAACAGTTGGAGCGACAATTGACTTACAAAGATATTCAAACAACTTTTCATTGGGGTCAGCTTTAAAACCTAATTCCACATTATTTGTTCAGTATCGAGTTGGTGGTGGTTTAGCGACAAATTTAGGAACAAATGTGATTAATCAAGTTGGTACTGTTAATTTCTTTGTAAACGGACCATCTGAGTCAACTAATTCATCTGTTGTTAATTCACTAAGATGTAATAACGTTACTGCCGCGATTGGTGGTGCAGGGACTCCTTCATTAGAGGAGATTAGAAATTACGTTTCATTTAATTTCTCAGCTCAAAAAAGAGCGGTAACGGTACAAGATTACGAATCAATTATTAGAAATATGCCATCAGAGTTTGGTGCACCTGCAAAAGTATCCATAACTGAGAATAATAATAAGATATTAATTCAATTATTATCGTATGATACTTCTGGTAAATTAACAAGTATTGTGTCTGACACTTTAAGACAAAATGTTGCAAATTACCTATCCAATTATAGAATGATGAACGATTATATTTCAATTTTAACAGCTGATGTTATTGACTTAAGTATTGACGTTCAAATTGTGTTAGATTCTGCTCAAAATTCAGGACAAGTTATTTCTGATGTGGTTGATAGAATTTCGACTTATCTTAATCCACAAACAAGGGAGTTAGGTCAAAATGTTTATTTATCTGAAATAAGAAGTATTGTTCAAAATCAAAATGGAGTTTTAACTGTTGCTGGATTAAATGTTTATAATAATGTTGGTGGACAATATTCTTCTTCCGAAACATCTATGGAATATAGTAATTTGGAAACAAAAGAAATTGCTCCGGTTGATGATACAATTTTTGCTCAACCATCTCAAGTATATCAAATTAGATATCCTAATAAAGACATTAGGGTTTCAGTTAAAAATTTCCAATCAGTTACCTTTTCATAACAGGTTTATTTATCACCCAACTATCTTATAATTAAAAGTAAGGTGTGTGAATTTTAAAAATAACACATAAACTATTTATTAATTAAAAGAATTGCATGGGTCAGTCTTATAGAATTAAAACCGAATTAGGTGTCAACAAAACTATTAACGTTGAGTTGGAGCAAGATTTTGAGTTTTTAGAAATATTATCATTAAAAATACAACAAGCTGATGTTTACACAAGAAGTTGTGCTGAGTATGGTGTAATTGTTGGTAGGGTTACTGCTAATAATGGATTTGGTATTCCAAATGCTCGAGTTTCAGTTTTTATACCAATTAGCGCGGTAGATGAATCTAATCCATTAATTTCAAGTATATATCCTTACAAATCACCAACAGATAAGAATGAGGATGGTTATCGTTACAATTTATTACCTTACGAAAAATCTTATTCCGCTCATGCCGCAACAGGAACTTTACCAACAAGAGAAGATAGTTTAACTGGTTCAACTGCCGTTGAAATATACGACACATATTTCAAATACGCCACTAAAACAAATGAGAGTGGTGATTATATGATTATGGGTGTTCCATTAGGGTCTCAAACATTAGTAATGGATGTTGATTTATCCGATATTGGTGAATTCTCATTAACTCCTCAAGATTTAATTAGAATGGGGTTGGCCACAGAAGGACAAGTTGCCGGTAACAGATTTAAAACTTCAACTGACTTAAGTTCTTTACCTCAAATAGTTTCATTAACAAAACAATTAGACGTTAGTCCATTATGGGGTGACCCTGATATATGTCAAATTGCCGTGAACCGAATGGATTTTGACCTTAGAGATGATGCAAACATTGATATTCAACCAACATCGGTTTTTATGGGTTCAATTTATTCAACATCGGATTCATTCAGATTAAGAAAAAATGCAAGACCAAGAGATGACATGGGTAATTTATGTAGCTTAACTACGGGACCAGGTCAAATTTTGGCAATTAGACAAACCATACAAGAAGATAGTGATGGTAATCCAATATTAGAACAATTTCAATTAGAACAATCAGGAAATATTATTGATGGTAATGGTGTGTGGATGACTGAATTACCAATGAATTTAGATTATTTTATTACTAATGAATTTGGGGAGAAAGTTTTATCAAACGACCCGACTGTAGGAATTCCGACAAAAGGGAGATATCGTTTTAAAGTAAAATGGTCACAATCAGGTGCGGTTTCAGAACAGACAAGAAGACCTCATTATTTAATTCCAAATGTTAAAGAATATGGGTGGGGAGCTAGTACGGTAACTAATCCTGATAGACAAGAAGGGTCTTATTACTTTGGGTTAGCTTGGAGTGGATATACAAAAGGATTTGTGGGGAATAGTGGACCTCAAGTAACCTTAAGAAATAATATATTAGATTCTAAAATTAATTGTGAAGACACATTTTATCAGTTTCAATTTAATAGGGTTTACACTGTTTCAAATTTTATAGACCAATTTAAAAATGGTGGTAAAGGGAGATTTATTGGTATTAAAGAGATTGATTCACAAGAATGTGAAGATACGGTAAATAAATTTCCGGTAAATGACGGGTTCAGAAATTTCGATTTATTCTTTTTTATTTTTTCTTTAATACTTCAAATTATTCAATTAATAGGAATACCCTTGTTAATTGTTTATCATTTTATTGCTTTTTTATGGAATAATTTTGCAGTACCAATTTTAGCTTATTTTATTATTCAATTTGGTCTTAATGCCGTTTATGAGTTTTCTGCAGCATATGCCGCGGCAGCAGGGGCTACAGGATTTTCATTTGGATTGTTGTTACTTATCGCGCCATTTGTTTTAAAAGGGTTATTATGGACGGCAATAGCGTTATTTTTGGCACTTAAATTTAAACAGATTGTTTCATATAAATTTGGTAGAATGAAGTTACCAATGATTACCTATCCTGAATGTCAAACTTGTGAATGTGTGTCTGAAACAACAAAACCAAATCCGGATACTGAAAATGGTAGTCCTCCTTCTGCAGGGTTAATTTCGCAAGTATCTGATGGAAATCAATATAACGAGACTCTTACTCAAAACAACCTAAGTATCAATAGGTCTTGGCCCGGGATACCCGCTACGGATGATAATTTCGAATTATATTTTCAATTAGAATCAATAGGGGAAGGGGTTGCGCTTGCAGGACAAGCAGGTAAAAATGAAAATCCTTTAAAATTTAAAACACTAACGTCTAATCTGTATACATTTCCTAATGAAGCTCAGAGTTTATACCAAGGAATTACTTTACCACCTGGTGAAAGAGTTAATGTTTATAACACTCGAAAAAAATTCTTTGACAACGTAAATAAAATCAAAGTTACTTTTTCAACTCCAACAAACGGGAATAAACATCATTTTGATAACACGTTAACTGTGTTATCAACACAAGATATAGAACCAGGTACTTTATTATCGTTTGTTAATACTAACAAAAGTAAGGATAAAAATTATATATTAACAGGGACAACTCAAGCGGGATATGCGGTAAATGGTATTAATGGTATTATCACAACAAGTGCATTTACTGCTAGTGTAAGTTATGCTGGAGCTCAATCTCCGGTATTATATGATATTCCGGCTTTCCCTTCTGAGTGTGTTACAAGTATGACCATAGAAGTGAAAGAACCGGGAACTGTTTCATATAGAACTTGTGCTGGAGATAAAGTTGTGCTTTCATTTACTGCCGAAACTATAACTCCGGATAATCCTATTATCACAGGTATTACAAATTCTAATTGTATTGATTTGTCTCAATCAGGTGGTACTGCAGATTATGAAATTACTTCTATTGGTGAAGGTTGTCAAAGGTATATTTATCCTTCTGATATTGAATATTACCAAGTTTTAACAGCTATTACTATAAATCAAACGATAGTAAACGGACAACCTCAATATTCAATTCCAAATTATAATAATAGTGGTCCAAGTTTTTGGAAAACATTAAACGCTCCGAATAGATTATTTAGTATTGGGTTCGCAAATGGTGATAGTGATTCAGGTTGGTTACCTTTACGGTACCCAAATTACGATTACCTTGGTGTACCTAACGCGTCTTTTGTTTCGGCAGACAACTTCCCAAATGCAATTTTCTCATTACCAACATCTAATTTTACAGATTATAGTAGCCAGAAAATTTTAATATTACAAAGAGGTGTTGACCCATACTCACCTTTAATGATAAATAAATATGGTATAGGAAGAATTTTAGGACACCCAACTGAAGATGCTGTAACTTTTACCGCAATGACAAGGATGAATATACCAATACAGAATTTACCGAGCGGTAATGGTATTTCAGTTCAAAAACATAATAACCAACAAAATATAACATATTCATCTTATTTCTATAAACCTAACAGTAGTAGTTATAGTGCTTATACAACTCCAAATGTTGGGTATTACGGGGCTTTGGATAGAGATTTATCTAAAGTTTACTCGATTTATACACTTCCATTTCTTTCATCTAGTAATTATGTTGACCCTATTCCGTCGAATGGTTTTACCGGTGTTGCTAGTAAAACAACAAATAGATGTTATTCACAATCACCTGCGGATAATTTATATGATAATTCCGAAGATTTATCAGGTGCAGCAATTTTAACTGTTGGTAAATTTTATGCGACTAGATTTGTGTGTACTAACCAACCTGGTGATTTACAAACAGGTTGTCAATCAGGTTTTAGGGGATTGGATTCCCCATATCCGTTAGGTAACTCGGCATATTTTAGCCCAATATTATATCCACAATTTTCAGGTGCAAATGAAGTTAATATGAGTAACTCTAATTTGATTGTTATGAGAACTGATAGACTACCATCTTCAGATTATATTGATAATGATGAGAATTTAAATGGTAGTGTTAGTTTATTACAACAAAATTTAGGTTTTGCTGTGTATGATGTTGGTGGAGGGGGATTATCTTTTAATAATCCAACTATTGAATTAGGGTCTGATATGGTTTCACCTGACATTGGGGGTTTACCCGGTGCAAATAACGCTCTCACCACATTAGGTGATTGTGAAAATATGGTAGGATTGGGTTGTTATGTTTCAGATTTTAATACAAAAGGTGATGGTATTGGAAATACTTTTGGTGTTAAACCTGGTTGTCAAGAGGGAGATACTGTTGAAAATGGTTGTTATATTATGATGAACAACCCGTTGTTTGATTTATCAAAAGATTTAAAAACATTCGCTGAATGGGGATTTAGGTTTAGATTTTTTTATGGTCTGTGTAGAGGAGTATTATCTCAATCATTCATGAATAATTGGGTTAATGGTAGTTTATACATGTTCCCAATACAAGTTGATATTTATTACAATAGAAATAATCAACCATCTGACCCTATTTTTGCTAGTGAAGTAGTTTATTTTGACAAAAGTAGTAATAATTTCTATTACAGAAGTTCTCCTTATAACATTACAAATACTACTACGGGTACTGGTCGATTTGTTGGAAGGCCGATAAATGGATTAAGTGCTCCGGTCAATAAAAGAAATCTTTTATTCCCTTCAACCATTATTAATTTAGGTATAAAAGATGATTTCTACCAAGAAATATTATTTGACCCATCGGCTAAGGGATATATAATGAAGAGTTTAAATCCAACAAGTTATTCAGACACCTCTGATTTGGTAAATTTATTTGTTATAAGTAGGATAACAGATGAAGGGTTTTTAGAACAAATATTGGCGTTTGGGGATAACTCATTACAACAATTATTCTCAAGAAATGGTAGTTCAAGAAGAATTGATGGTGATTTAGCACAGGCAATGTCAATAAATTCTGAATTTGGTGTTATTCCATTCTCACCTGAATTTTATCAGGCAACTGATTCGGCTTCAGACCCGGTAAGAATTGTTGGGTTTAATGGAAATACTACACAACCTACAATGGCAATTTTCTTTTCTTCAACAACTCAAGACTTACAAAATAAAGATTTTTTAACTCCCGGGGTTATTGATTTTAGACCTTCAAATAATGCTAACGCACTTACTTATAAATACGGAATTAAATCTCAAGAAGTACCATTTTACCAATGGGAAATTGTACCAAATCCACAAAACGATATCGCAGGTGCTTTTGGTAGTGAAAAAAATTCTTGGTTGACAAATAATACTACAGGAGGAGGTATTTTTTCTAGAAATTATCAGTCTCTTGATAGAAGAGATATTATAACACCAAGTTATATGATACCATCTAGTTATCCTGTTAGTGATACATTTGCTAGAGGGTATATTTTTAATGTGTCAGGAACAAGTTATGGCAACTTTAATTATAGTTTGAATGGTGGAAATTATGAAACAAAAATTTTAGTAGGGGCTCCAAACCATTTTTATTTTGGAGTAATTAAAGGGGAAACTGCTTTAGATAAATTTAAAGAAAAATATTCGATAGATGAATAATTTCACAATAATACCTAGTGGATTAAAATATAAAGGAGCACCATCAGTTGATGAAAGAGTAACTATATCCTTAAATCAACAAAGTCAACAAATTACGGAATACGATAGAAGTGTGACGATTAGTTTGGCTCAGGTTTATGATGATGAGAGACAGGCGTGTACGGTTTTTAGACCAACATTTAAAGTGAATTATGTATATGATAACACTTATATTGGTAGTACTACTTATTTACCATTCCAATATAACTTATATTATGTTGACGCTGAAAACTCAACGGTTAGTGGGATTTGGAAAGGGTTTCCTCAATATTACGAGTTTGATTTTTTTAGACCAATTGTTGATAACCAACAATTTCCTTATAAGTCAAAAAGCGCTTACACTTACAATTGGATGTATTATTTAACATATCCATTTGAAAACGATTATACTAAAAAATTATCATATTATACACCTGAAAATAACCAAGTACCTGATTTTGATTGGCAGGCTCAAGAAGGTATTCCTTTTATTATTGAAAATATAGAAATTAATGGTAATGGGTTAGTATCATTTAAATGTATTGCACCCCATGGGTTATCTGTAGATGAATATGTTGAATTATCATTAACATATCGAAACTCAAACATATTTCAAGTATATTCCTTAGGTAATGGGTTGTTTGATAGCGACCCTTATGTGTTCAATGTATTTAATATTGGTTATACAGGAAATACTTTTGCGGATAATGTATACGGATTTTTCAAAAGAGTAATTAACCCTGATAATTTGGTTGAAACAAAATCAAAGTATTATGTACGAAAACATAAAGTAATAACTAATCTTGAAGATTTGATTATAACTAAAAATGGTTTTGAAAAAAATGTATTTAATGAGAAGAAACAATTTGAATATAGTTCAATAACTCCAAATCAAATTTCAAGGATATCTCAAAAAACTAGTAGTAATTCTTACAATATAACATCTGCCTATGATTTAAATTTTGCGGGATATAAAGACAATCAAAAACGACCTTTGAGTGAATTATATTTGACAATTATTAATAAAGGATATTCGGGTTATTTTAATGAACCATCATTTGGTTTTGGTTTAAAAGAAGGGTGGGAATTTAATTTAACTAAAGACTTAACGGATTATTGGGATTTAAATAATTTTGAATCAACTTGTAAAGATGTTCCATCATCATCATACACTTTAACTAGTGGTGCGACTAAAACATTTTATTATAATCAAAATTTAACTAAAGATGATGTTTTATATGGTGATTTTTGTGAATGGAATGACTATGAACAACTTGAAAGAGTTATTTCACCATATTATCAAAAGATAAATTATAATCAAACTGTTTTTCAAACTTCTGATTTTGTGGATA